GAAAAGAAAGAATTGAAAAATTACAATTTAAAGTTGATAATAGTCCATATACCAAATTAAAAGCGGGGACTAAAACTCTTGTACTAGATACTTTGACTGCATTGGGTAAATCTACTGAAAAGTATGTTACTGACCAAGCAGAGGTATTAGAATTAAGTGATAAAGGTCATGGTGTTCTTTATAGACGTATGGAAAATGAATTTTATCATACTATCAATCAGTTCTTTAATTTAGGTGATTTTACCTATCTAGTTTTAGCTCACGAAGACTTTAAAAACATTGGTGAAGAAGATGACCCAATTATGCAAGCTATTCCTAAGGGTGATTGGAAACGTATTGTTAAGCCAGTTATTGATAGATGCGATATTATTGTTTATCTTAAATCGAATGGAGTTGATGAGGACAAAAGAGTAATTCCGTCTTCCGCAATTTTAGCTGAGTGTGATTTATGTTTTGCTAGAACTAAGTGGGACAATATGCAACTATATTTACCAGAATATTCTGCTGAGAATTTAGAAGCAATTATTAATGAAGCTATCGAAGAACAGAGAGCTAATGGAGTTAAAGTTGGTACAAATAAAGAGCAACAAAAGACTCTAATCGAAAGTTTGACTCATAATGCAGACGATTTAAAAGAGCAAATTGGTTATCTATTTGACATCATTTATAAAAATGATGATGAAGATACTGAAGGCGTAAATGTTATGAAGTATGTTTCAATTGTAGAAGAGTTTTTAGGTTCGGATGGCAGAGTCTCAGAAGCTGGACAGAAGCAAATTGGACAGTTAATGAATATCTTATCCCGTACTCAAGATTTAGTAGACAGCTTAGTTTAATATCGTTAACAACTTAATAGGTAGAGCGCAAAATCTCTACCTATTTTATTAGGTGGTGATTAAATGGCAAGAAAATATAAGTGTCCTGTTTGTGAAAAAATGAATAGTGAAGAGGAATCTATCTTATATAAAAAAAGAAGGTACTGTTCTGAGTCAGATTGTTTGGATAGAAAGAAAGAAGAAGATGAAAATAAAGATAGTAAGAATGACGATTGGGTAGAACTGTATGAGTACATTACTGAATTATATGGTCAAAGTCCAACTGGTATTATGTATAAGCAATTAGGTGAATATAGGAAAGAACCTTTTAACTATACCAATAAAGGGATGTATTTAACTCTCAAATACTTCTATGAAACACTAGGGAATACAGTTATAAATGGAACAGGATTAGGTATTATCCCATATGTATATGAAGATGCAAAGAAAAACTTTATTGAGAATATGGAAATTAATTCCTATAACGATGAGTTTGAATTAAATGAAAAACCAAAATTAATAGTTGTTCATGATAATTTTAATGGTAATAGACGAATGAAAAACAGTTTAATTAATTTTGATGAGATAGATGATGAGGAGTAGTATATGAATAATAAAAAGCTAAAAGAGTTATACTATGATAATAAATCTGGGTTTCAAGTATTAGGATGCTTAATCAAAAAACCAGATTTGATTAAAGACAAAAGGTATCCATTATCCACAAGAGATTTTCAAGAACCTTTTCACAAATATCTATACGGTGCTATATTCAATCTAGTTATGCAAGGAGTAGAATTAATTACGCCAATAGAAATAGAATCTTATTTATCTAATGTCTCGCCAAAACATTATAAAGTAGTATTTGAGGATAATAATGGGTTTGAATGGCTAAGTATGGTAGATGAACACACCACTTTAGCAAACTTTGATTACAACTATAATAGAACTAAAAAATTCACTTTATTAAGAGAGTGTATTGAAGAAGGTGTAGACATCTTCGATATATTAGACCAAACTGAGGTGGAGACTAATTCTATTGAGCGTCAGAATAGTGAGTTTAACTCTATGTCTATAGAAGACATTATTAAACATTGTGATAGTAAAATGATAAGAGTTAAATCTAAATTTAATTTAGATATCGAAAGCTCTTATAGGAAAGCTGGTGATAGGTCTCTTGATATTAAAGAGAGATTAAAGCAAACTCCGTCTTATGGACTCCTTACACCAAGTGGATATGCTAACACAATTAACATGGGTATGAGAAGAACTAAATTTGAAGTAGAATCCGCGGGTAGTGGAGTAGGAAAATCAAGAACCGCATTAGGAAAATTATGTTATGCAATAGCAATAGAGTTATGGGACTATGATAAAAAATGTTTTATTAGAAACCCTAATAATCCAAATGGAGAGTTATCTGGTGTCTACGTAGGAACAGAACTTGAACTTGAAGATGAGGTAGAAGTAATTGCATGGGCTGTTATTAGTGGTGTTCCAACAGAAAGAATTTTATCTAATGAATATCTTGAGGGAGAAGAGGAAAGAGTAGAGTATGCCATTGATATATTAAATCGTAGCCAAATTCATCTTTATGATGAACCCAACTATAGTGTTGGAAGATTAAATTCAATATGCGAATATCATGCAAATAATGATAAAAATTTCTTTGGTATATTTTTCGACTATATCTCTATTACAGGAGAAATAATGACGGAATTTACAGCTACTAGAAAAGGGATGGCTATTAGAGAAGACCAAGTTTATTTGTGGATAAGTGCCGAATGTAAAAAGATTGCAAAGAGGTATAACATATATTTCGGCTCATCTACTCAATTAAATGTTAAATCTTCTGAAGGAGAACATGAGAAAAATGCCGGAATGATTCGAGGTTCTTTTGCACTGATAGATAAAGCAGATAAAGGTTCTATCATTATGCCACCTAGTCAGAAGGAGCTAGAGAAAGTGGACTCAATCATAAAATCAATGAGTGGATTCGGTAAAAAGATAGGACCTAACAGAGTAGAGCATATTTTTAAATCGCGTGGAACTAAATATAAAGAAATCAGAATTTGGCAACATGTAGATTTGGGAACTATGGAAATGACAGATTTATTTGTTACTGATTATGATTATAAGAGAATGAATATCAACCCTACGTTACCACAACCAATAGAATAGGCGGTGTCCTATGTCTGAGAGAATAACTGCTGATGAATTATTAAAGCTAATAACTAAAGATGACATCATTTCTCTCATGGAAGATTTGGGGAATGGTGATTATATAATAGATGAAAATGGAGATTTAAAATTTAAAACTATTTGTCATGACGGTCATAGTCACAAGCTATATTATTACCACGAACCAAATAAGAATGATTATAACAGCTCAGTTGGAAGAAGGTTTTATTGTTATTCAAATTGTGGGGGTATGAGCATTTATGATTTTCTAATGCAAATATATGATTGGGAGTTTGGTCAAGCATTTAACTTTTTACTGAAATTTAAGGGATTGCATAACCAAGTTACACATAAAGAAAAAGGGTGGGACAATAGTGGTGCGAAATGTAAGGATTGGGACTTTTTAAATAAATATAAGAAGCTATCTGAAATTAAAGAGAGAATGAAAGAACCTCTACCAATATTACCCACCTTTGATAAATCAGATATGAATAGATTTGATAAAGTATATCCCGAAAGTTGGTTAAAAGATTATATTACAGAAGAAGCTATGTGGAAATTCGATATCAGATTTTACATTAAACAGTGGAAAGCTGTACTACCACATTATTCAGCAAATGGAGATTTAATTGGTATAAGGGGTAGAAGTTTCCTTAAATCTGATATTCAAGATGGTAAAAAATATATGCCAATTTATTATGGCAATACAAGCTATAAACATCCGTTACAATTTAACCTCTATGGACTATATCAAAATAAGGAAACAATTAAAAAGGTTAAAAAAGTAATCCTATTTGAGTCTGAGAAATCAGTTATGCAATGTGAATCTTATTACCCAGATAATAATTTCTCTTTGAGTTTGTGTGGAACAAATATGAGCAACTATCAGAGAGGTGTATTATTATCTTTAGGTATAAATGAAGTTTTTATTGCACTAGATAAACAATATACAGTTGAATTATCTAGCGAAGCAGAGGAAAAAGAATACGAGCAATATATCCGAAAAGTAAAGAAGATAGCTGATAAATTGGTTAACTATGTGAACGTCTATATTATCTATTGTGATGATAATAGACTTGATTATAAAGATTCTCCATCTGATAAAGGAAAAGAAATTTTAGAAGAATTAATGAAAGAAAAACATAAATATCATACCGTACTAGATAATTGAAAGGAGGAGAAATGAAATATAAAAGACTAGATTTTTATAGTGAACATTCTGAACTACCCCAAGATGACATTATATC